TGTGTGTGAGTACCTTCTGCCACGAATTTTTCCATGTTTGCTATAGACATAAACATATCTTCTGTTTCGCCAGTATTAATATTTTTCATTGTGTATATGGGCATTATTTGTTTCTTATCCTGTACATTGTTTCTTATAGTTTACGTTATGTATAAAAAAGATATGTCTCATCCTTGAGACGCTATCCCAAAACATACGATGAAGTAACTGTAATCACTTCAAAGAGATAGGATCACCCCCTTATTTTGCTATTGAAGTCTCGAATTGCTCTATTACCTGATTGAGAAAAGATTGCCGTTTGGCAATTTTATACGCTTTATCTGCGTTTCCTTTCTTATTCAATTTGTGGATATAGTGTCCAAGTTCTTGAGAATCTTTTCTTAACCTTGCTATCTGATTTCTTTCTACCATAGGCGTACTCCGTGAGGGGGTTAGTTAATTAAACTTCAACATGACAAATTATCGGATCAAATCAGGCAATGCCTCCTGTACCAATTTCTTGGTCAATCCTTTCAATGGGGTTTTCTTTGCAACCATTTTGATTACAATTTCGGCATCTTGTGGGTGAATCGCTTCGAGTACTTCAATGAACATTTTTTCACGCCTGAGGTTACTGAGTTTTTCACACTCACCAACTCCCTCAACAAAATACTTAAAGAATCTATGATGCCTTAGTAATGATGAGGGTGCAGTGTTTTCTTCATTTGCAGTAAACGGAGGTGCGCCTTCCGGCAGTTTGAATCTTATAGCGGGATCGAATGCACCTTGAAGTACATCTCGTAGTGCCATTATATTGTTATCACGTAAGACTTGGATCTTGTCTTTACGAGACTTTGCTGATTCGACTAGTTCAAGTATTTGGTATACTTCCTTTTTTCTTACATAACTCATATTATTAACAACCTATCATCTTATTCAATTAAAAACGTACTAAGTGCATTATACACAATAACAGTGCGCCTGTCAACCTATTTCTCACTATTATCTAGTCTTATTTTTTAACTCAGATTTAATCCACTTCTTAGCACGAGAATCTTTAACAGGTTTCTTAGACCATGCACCAATTCCCTTGTATGCTGCCATAGTTTCTTTATTGAAGTCTTTGCCTTCACTGTTATCAACAATGAATGTATTCTCTTGACCAAACATCTGTTGGTATGTTCCAATATTATCCTGCACTGCCTGCCACATCGGGGTTAGCATCTTCTTGCCGATAGAGCGTTTGCGTTGTGCGTCACGACCAACAGCGGTTTCTAAGTTGGTGTTCACTACAATGATTGCAGTATCGTATCCCATCTTTTCTAGTTTCGCACGTTGCTGTTTAATCTTAGCAGAGTCTTTACCAGTACCATCAATAACAATGCCGAGACGACCTTTAAGATACATCTCTTGTTTAGCGGCAGTCAACTTAGTTGCTTTACCACGGAGTTCTTGACCTTTAACAGAGAAGATGTTATCTGGATTCATCTCCATACCTGCTTTCTTCATAGCGTTTTCAAATGCATCATCAGAGTTGACTACACGAAATCCAAAACTACCCAGTCCAGTTTTACCAACGATGAACGACTTTCCACTACCAGGACCACCAGCAAGAAACACTGCTTTAAAGATTGCAGGATCATTTACGCCTTCGTTGATTAGGTCTAGTTCTGCTTGTTCGTTGATGTACTGTTTAAATTTTAACATTAAAAAATCCATATTAATTGATTGTCGTCTACAACTACTAAATGATCGAGTGTGGTTTCGTCAAGCATATAGAATGCCTCTTTAAGTGTATTTAGTATTGGAGATCCTTTCACATTGAAAGAAGTGTTCAATAATACACCATCAAATTCACTTAGTAAATCATGTAGTATTTTATTCTGTTCTTTAGTAACTGTCTGTACTCTTGCAGTCCCGTCAATATGAGTAACTGCTCTTAACTTATCTATATGTTCTTCACGAGTATTTATCGCAAAATTCATATAAGATAGATTGTCATAACGAACTGAGTCGAAGTAAGTCTCTACATCTTCTAATCTACACACTGGCGCGAACGGACGGTATGCTTCGCGTCTCTTCACCTCATTAACTTTGTCTTTCTTATCTGCGCCCTTTGGATCTGCAAGTATAGAGCGATTACCTAATGCTCTCGCGCCTACTTCCATACCACCTTGTACGAATCCAATGATCTTATCGTCTTTCAGAATACTTGCTATCTCTGAGACTGTTGCTCCCTCACCAGCATATAAATCTATATAGTGCGGCAGTTCATCTAAATCTTGTATCTTTTGTCCTGAGTATGTGGTTTCTTCACGCGAGTATTCAATATCATTATCGACCATCCATTGTACAAGCATACCGTAGGGAATTCCTTGGTCTGCTGGATTAGGCGGTACGAATAGATTGATATTAAACTTTCGCTGTAGTATATCATTGAACAGTACATTTAACGCACTACCACCAGAGAACACCACATTTCTGTCGTAGTCATCTAGGTTTACATTCTTAGTCTTTATAATCCCTTCGAACCATTTTATAGCATCTTCAACAAACGCATCTTGAATGCCTCTTGCCATATCACATTCTGTTTGCCAATCAATCTCATCAACAAATAGTTTATAGGGATTGTACATTTCGGGCGAAGTACTAAACGCTTTGAGAAAATTAACCTTGCTGTTAGTACCGTCTTTCAGAGTTTGATTGTAATGTCTCTCGTACAGCATTCTGCCAGGACTAAATTTATTCCAAGCAGTCGAACTTCTAGAAAACAGTTTCTGTGCAGTCGAATAGGCATCGCTTTCAGTGTTTCCATATGACGATGCTCCCATTGCTTTACCCGCAACATCTAACGAACAGTCAGTGCTTTGCATTATACTGTATAATGTCCATAGGCACGCCTGAGTATAGTCTCTGCCGTGTGCTTGAACACCATGTAATTTTGTTTGACTTTTCAGAGGTTTATTAGGATGTTCAGCAGTGAACAAGTGAGTGAACCCATCGTTACCACCACCATCCATAGTAAGTATGACTGCTTTGTCGAATCCCGAAGGAGCGAATCCATTCCATGCGTGTGCTTCATGATGTCGATATGTGATATCAATATTCTTAGTATTAAATACAGCATTAATGTTATCAACATCGAGCATCATAGCATCAGAAACTTTATTATCTGTCAAACGACCAGTGCCATTTTCAATCTGTTCTTTCTTGATATCGTTCAATAGATTGCCACGAATGATGCAGTGATAGTCGTTGGGTATGCCAAACTCTTCTTCTGCTATCTTAGCACACCTTTTAAGGATCTCTAGTTCTTCATTCTTACGAGAGTGTCCTCTATAATGCTTTATGCCAATAAGTTTTTCTATCTCAATAGTATGAAATGTTTTAGCAACATCATTCCAGAAACATAGTGAGGCGTCATGACCCCAATTAGCGGAGATTAGATTCTTCATAGTTTAAGGTCTATTGAACCAAGGTTCTGCTGTTCGTATTTCGATAGCGGGTTTGGGCAAATGCTTTGCGTGTATTTTGCAACCGATAAACGCATTGTAGTATTTATCGTCAAGTAGGACATCGTATTCAAATTGTAACTTTGCTTCATAGTAGGAGCATTCGCCTTTAGTTGTGCATAACTTTAGAACTTCACGGTGATAGTTATCAACGCCAGTTTTCTTAATTGATTCTAATAGATGTTCACTCGAACCATAATACTTCTGCCAGTCCGAAGGTACTTTCATTTTTATCTTTCTTTTACGTACAGAGTTCTTAGGTAGTGTCTTGGGTTTCCAGAAGAACTTCTTTCCTATATACATCTTACCCGTATCTATCTCAGTGATACGATACACAAATCCAACATAGTCCTTTAAAAACTCTTCGCTGGGTTCGAATATACTTTCGTTCATATTCCACATCTGTTATAATTCCTTAGAATAACCAATAATCATTTTCATACTCTACCACTATATGATCTAGACCAGTCTGTTGTAAGACACGAAATGCTTCATCAAAGGTATTTAGAATAGGTTTACCTTGAACATTCAAGGAAGTGTTTATTAGTACTCCATCGAACGCTGTCAGTATGTCGTAGATTGCGGCATTGCTCTCCTCCGTCACCACCTGCAGTCTGGCAGTATTGTCGTAGTGTGTTATAGAGAATAGTTTAGTTTGATACTCTGGCAACACATCCGCGACAAATTGCATACATTCCATGTTATCAAAGTTAGGAGAGTAAAAATACTTAGGTGCATCTTCCTTTCTGCATATAGGAGCGAACGGTCTGAACCACTCTCGAAACTTAACCCGACAATTGAGGGTGTCTCTCATCTTAGGATTAGATGCGTCACATAGTATAGAGCGATTGCCCAATGCTCTCGGTCCTACTTCCATGTTACCAATCACCATCCCTATTATCTTCTGCTCTTTAAGTAAGTCAGCAATATCATTAGTACTGACTTTCTTTGCGCTGTATAGTTTAATCATCGGATTCATATATTTGTAATCAAATATTCTTGGACCAGATTGTGTAACATCGTATTTCTTAGTAGTCTTTAGATGTTCGTATAACATACCAAAACTTAGACCGCCATCATGACAGTTTGGTGGGATGTATATGTTGAAATCAGGAAATGCGCGTTTGATTGCTTCGTTAGCAAGAACATTTAATGCACTACCGCCAGATATTATTAAATTGTTATCGTGCGCTTCAATATCATCAAGGAAATCTTCTTTAATAGTTTCAACGATACATTCTTCGAATGCCACCTGCGCAGACCTAGCAAGCATGAATGCTTGAGTGTTCTTTAGTTTTATGTTATAATTATTTGTCTGAATGCAAGGATGGATCTGCTGTCTCATTATAAGTAATGGATTTTCCGCGTTATTCCAGGACTCATCTCCTTTCTCTTTCCACCACTCTGATTTGATAGCAGTTTTCATTATCTCTGTCCACCTGCGATTCACTTCGCCGTATGCAGACAATCCCATTAGTTTACCAGGAAGATCAAGATCCATAGTCCCATGCAATATCTTGAGAGAGTGTGCCATAGCAGTGTAGACCATCGAGAAGTTGTACTTCATAGGTCGAATAGAGTGTCGATTGATGCCTTTGAAACACGAATACTTGAATGCTGTGTTGTCACCCCAACCATCATAAGTTATACAGGCGGCGTTCTCAAACGATTCTGGTGCCTGACCGTATCCACACCATGCATGAGCATCATGATGATCGAAGTGCTCCATGGCCGATATAACTTCTTTATCAAAATTGATAGCACTACGATCAATGAATGACACATCCCACCAAATGGGTTTGAAGATTAATGTGTCAAAGTCGTTTTCAATGCCATGAACCTCTTTAAGATGATTCAGAATAACTTGTAGATATTCAACATTTGCGCTGGTAGGCGCTTCTTTACGATTTTTTGTGTTGTGGTGTTTAATACCTGAAACACGTTCGAATTCATATATGTAGAACGAGTCGGTATTAGGATCATGTACTGTTAGGTTAGTATCATGACCCTCATACAATGCTATAGTGGGTTTCATTTAGTGCTACCTTTATTGAAGATAACACTATTTAGTCTTCTATGAAAACCTCTTCTACTTCTGCTTCAGTTCCACACATGGGACAGTAGATCACTGCTTCATCGACATTTAACACATCGATGAAACAGTTACTATCACATACAGGACATTCAGTCATAAATCTACGAGTATCTTCTATCATGCAGGACATCCTGTTCCGTCTAATTCACAAGCGATAGGTTCATCTTCATCCCATCCCCAATCACCATCCATACCATTTACAGAGTATTCGGTAACTCGTTTCTCGAAGAAGTTATCGTGTGATGCACCATTGAGTACCCAGTCCAACCAAGGTAATGGATTCTCTTTAACTTTAAAGTTAGGTTTCATGCCTAGTTGTAACAAACGTCTATCTGCAATGTGTCGAATGTATTGC